GAACAGCATGGCGCTCTATGACAAGTATCGTCGTCTCGGAGGTTAAGATGAAGCCCATGCTCGCGGTGGAAGCACCGAAGGAAATCAAGTTCCCTGTCTATGCCAGTGCCAAGCTGGACGGCATTCGCTCTGTCATCAACGAAGACATGGCAATGTCGCGCACCATGAAACCCATCCCGAACGGGTTCGTCCAGGACTACCTTGGACAAGCCCTGTTCAACGGGCTGGACGGTGAGCTCACGGTAGGCCCTGCAAACGACAAGAACGTGATGCAAGCAACGACCAGCGGCGTCATGTCTCGCGACGGGGAACCTGACTTCACCTTTTGGGTGTTTGACTTCACCGATGCCAAGATGCCCTATGGTGAGCGCCTGCGCCTGATGGAGCGTGCGTTCAAAGACGGTGCGCTGGGTAAGTACCCGCGGATCCGGCTGCTCAAGCAGACGCTCGTTCATAACGAACAAGAGCTCCATGCGTTCGAGACGATCACTCTGGAGCAGGGCTTCGAGGGTGTGATGATCCGCGATCCGAAAGGCATCTACAAGTTCGGTCGCAGTACCGCGCGCGAAGGCTATCTGCTCAAGGTGAAGCGCTTTGCCGACTCGGAAGCTGTGGTCATCGGTGTGGAAGAGCTCATGCACAATGCCAACGAGGCAACACTCGATGAGCTCGGATACACGAAGCGCAGTTCTCATCAAGACGGCAAGGTGCCCATGGGCACGCTGGGCGCGTTGAAGGTGCGTGACGTGACCACAGGTATCGAGTTCAATATCGGTACGGGCTACACGGCAGCGCAGCGCGCGGAACTGTGGGCCATGTGGCTGGCTGGTACGCTGGCGGGCAAGATTGCCAAGTACAAGCATTTCGAGGTTGGCGTGAAGGAAGCCCCGCGCTTTCCCGTGTTCCTGGGCTTCCGCAACCCTCTTGACATGGGAGAAGTGAAATGAAACGCATCCGGGTGAAGAAGATCGCTTATGTGATGAAAGGCGGGCCCATGGACGGTCAGACGTTGTATCTGTCCAGCCCTGGAACCCTGTCTTTCAGCTTGCATGGGCAAACTGGGCACTATAATTCTGAGAATGTGTGGGTGCCCGCATGAAAGAAGCCTATATCGACGCTCCGCGGTTTCACAAGGCGTCGCTCAAGCTGATTGCACTCTGCGACGAGATCGTCACGGACTACAATGGGCAGGGCTACCGCCTGACGATCCGTCAGCTTTACTACCAGCTCGTGGCGCGGGGGCATATCGAGAACACCGTGCGCAGCTATGACAACATCGTCTCACTGATGACGAATGCTCGACTTGCCGGTCTTATCGACTGGGACGCTATCGAAGACCGCACGCGCGGCATCTTGGAGCGCTCGCACTGGTCCAGCGGTAGTGACATTCTGCAAGCGTGCGCGCAGAGTTATCACGAGGACTTGTGGTCGGATCAACCGAATCGCGTCATCGTCGTAGTGGAGAAGGAAGCGCTGGCGGGCGTGCTGGAGCGCACCTGCAAGGAATGGGATGTTCCGCTCCTTCCGGCTCGCGGATATCCTAGCGCCACCACGTTGCGCGAGCTGGCCAAGACCCGTATAATGCGGGCAAGCCAGGAAATTGTGGTCTTGCACCTTGGAGACCATGATCCGAGCGGCATCGACATGTCGCGCGACCTGCACGAACGCCTCGAGCTGTTCAGCAGGCACCGCGTGAGCATTGACTTCCGCAGGCTGGCCTTGAACATGGATCAGGTTGAGGAGCAGAACCCTCCGCCCAATCCTGCCAAGGTCACTGACAGCCGTTATGAGTCCTATCGGGCGCAGTACGGCGAGGAAAGCTGGGAGCTCGATGCGCTCAGCCCGCAATACCTGCATCGTCTCGTGAGCAAAGAAGTTGAAAGTCTGGTAGAGTTCAGCCTTTGGAACGAACGCTGCAAGGAAGTTGAAGAAGTACGGGGTCGGCTGCAAAAGCTCGCCGACGAGTTTGACAAAGGAGAAGGCTGATGGCTTTGCAATTCACCACAGCTGAGCAGGCGTCACAGCTCTCCGGAGTGAAAGCGCTGGTCTATGGTGGCGCGGGTATGGGTAAGACGGTTCTGTCCGCCACCCTGCCTGCCCCCGTGCTGATCAGCGCCGAGTCCGGTGTGCTGTCGCTCCGCAAGGCTAACCTGGAGCGTCTGTTCGGTGTGGGCAACCCGAACATCTGTTACAACATGCCCATCATCACCGTGACGAACGTGCAAGACCTGACGGACGCCTATGAGTGGTGTGCTCGAAGCGCGGAAGCGAAGCAATTCGCAAGCGTCGGTCTGGACAGCATTTCCGAGATCGCTGAGGTCGTGCTCAACAATGCCAAGCGACAGGTCAAAGACCCGCGCCAGGCCTACGGTGAGCTGATCGAGAAGATGGAAACACTGATCCGCCTGTTCCGTGACCTGCCCGGGAAGAACGTCTATGTGGCTGCGAAGATGGAGCCCATGAAAGACGAGATGACTGGTGTGGTCAAGTACGGCCCGTCGATGCCCGGCTCCAAGCTGGGTTCGAAGATCCCGTATTTCTTTGATGAAGTCTTTCGCCTGGGTGTCAATAAGACGCCTCAGGGTGAAACCTATCGATTCTTGCAGACTCAACCCGATCTGCAGTTCGAAGCAAAGGATCGGAGTGGCGCACTCGCTCCGTTGGAACCTCCTTTTCTCAGTGCGTGTTTTGCCAAAATCCTAGGAGCTTAAAGCCATGGCACAATTGAACTTTGATGCAACCCAAGTCGCCCCGGATCTCGGTTTCGAGACCGTCCCCGCGGGCTGGTATAACGCGATGATCGACGAGTCGGAAATGAAGCCGACCAAGGACGGCTCCGGTGCTTACCTCCAGACCCGTTTCAACATCATCGACGGTCAGTACGCCAACCGCAAGATCTACATGCGCCTGAACCTGCGCAACACCAATCCGGTGGCCCAGGAAATCGCCTACAAGCAACTGTCGGCGATCGCGCACGCTGTCGGCGTTCTGCACGTCCAGGACTCCAGCCAGCTGCACGGCCTGCCCATGAAGATCAAGGTGAAGCTCCGCAAGGACACCTCCGGCCAGTACGAGGACTCCAACGAGATCAGCTCGATCAAGAACATCAACGAGCAGGTCGATATGGGCTCCCAGGCTGGTGCCGCTCCGGCGGGCTTCGGCGGTGCGCCGGCTGGTGGCATGCCTCCGGGCTTCGGTGCTCCGCAGCAAGCTCCGGTTCAGCAGCCTCAGCAACAGTGGCAGCAGCCTCAGAACTTCGGCCAGGCGCCCCAGCAGGCTCCCGCACCGCAAGCCGCTCCGCAGCAGCCGTGGCAGCAAGCGCCGGCCCAGCAACCGGCACCCCAGCCGCAACAGGCCCCGGCGCAAGCTGCACCGGCCCAGCAGCCCTGGCAGCAGCCCGCAGCGGCACAGCCCTGGCAGCAAGCGCCGCAGCAGCAAGCTCCGGTTCAGCAGCCTGCTCCCCAGCAAGCCGCTCAGGCACCCCAGCAGGCAGCGCCGGCGGGTTTCAATCCGCAGACCGCCACCCCGCCCTGGGCTCAACCTCAGCAGTAAGCTGATCAGCATGGAGGGCGCACTCGAAAGGGTGTGCCCTCTTTTTCCGAGGAGATGTGATAATGGCAGATGATGCTGACCGCGCACTCAAGGACGCGGAAGTGCTGGATGAGGCGCATATTCGGAGATAAGCGCAAGAGCGGCGAACATGCCCAAGGGTGTGCCTGGTATCTGCAAGCACTGTGACGAACACTTCGAACGACTGGTTGGCGGGCACTGCGGACGGTGCCGGGACTTGCTCAAGCTCCCCTAAGCCCTCTGAGTCATATATGGAGGCGTGATGCCTAATGTAATTCTCGCGACGCACACTGTCGCAAAGATTGACGCAATGGTGAAGGCGGATCAAGGGTCTGCCTTCCGTGAGTGGCTCGGAAAGGTGATCGGGCATATCGGTGACGCATACCGTCCCGGAAACGACGGGCACCGTTCCCACATGGGCGCATCGTTGATCGGCGGGGAATGTGCTCGCGCGATCTGGTATAACTTCCGCTGGGCAACGAAATCGAACTTCGATGGTCGCTTGCTTCGCTTGTTCAACCGTGGGCACCTGGAGGAAGCTCGATTCATCGCGATGCTGCTGATGATCGGTTGCGAAGTGTATCAGCAGGACGAGAACGGGAACCAGTTCCGTATCTCTCACGCGGAGGGCCACTTCGGAGGCAGCGGAGACGGTGTGGTCATAGGCTTGCCCGATCTTCCCCCTGGCACTGCTGCGCTAAGTGAGTTCAAGACTCACAACGACAAGTCCTTCACCGAACTGAAGGCCAAGGGTGTTCGTGACGCCAAGTTCGAGCACTACGTTCAGATGAACGTGTATATGCGCAAGATGGGCCTGGCGGTCGCGCTGTACCTTGCAGTCAATAAGAACACCGACGAGCTCTACGGTGAGATCATTCCGCTTGATAGCGCTGTGGCAGATCAGTTCCTTGACCGCGGAGACAAGATCGTATGGATGTCAGAGCCCCCGAACAAGCTGAACGAGTCACCGGGATTCTTCAAGTGCAGATGGTGTGACCACAGGCCAGTCTGCCACCTCACGGCTGCTCCGGATAAGAACTGCCGGACGTGCGCTTACAGCGAACCCGCCACAGGGGGCAAGTGGATCTGCAATAGACCTGTCCAGCCTATTGGCGAAGGCGCCAATGAAGTAATCTCTAAAGAGGTGCAGCTCGTTGGCTGTGAAGACTACACTCCGCGGAAGGTGTTTCTATGAGTAAATTGATTTTTACAGATATTGCCAAAGGTCGTTTCTATAATGCAGATTGTTTTGATGCGATGGTGGAAATACCAGACGGCTGTGTAGATATGATTCTTTGCGATCTGCCATATGGGACGACAGAATGCAAGTGGGATTCTGTCTTACCGTTTGATAAGTTATGGGCTCAATACTCACGAGTTATTAAAGTTTCTGGTGCAATAGTTCTGACTGCTGCAATGCCTTTTACTGCCACGCTGGTGTGCTCAAACCTTAAATTATTTAGATATTCACTTGTCTGGGATAAAGTAAATAAATACACAGGCGCGTTGAATGCGAATAGGATGCCACTACGAAGGCACGAGGATATTCTAGTCTTCTATAAAAAGTTGCCTACTTATAACAAGCAATTTCGTTCTGGCAAGGCCTTCGTTTCCACTAACAACAATGGACATGGCGAACACACGAACTATGGAAAAGGTGCAGAGATAAGAACAACAGCTCAAGACGGCGCTCATCATAATCCATGTTCAGTAATTGAAATCAAAGCTGATAATAAGAAAGAGCTCGGGATTCACCCCACACAGAAGCCTGTTGAATTGTTTGAATATCTAATTAAGACATATACCAACGAGAATGATCTTGTCCTTGATAATTGTGCGGGCTCAGGGACGACTGCGGTTGCATGTAAAAATCTGAACCGTAGATGGGTTTGTATTGAGAAGGACCCTAATTATTATGAAAAGGCTCTTACAAGACTATGATTCAAGCTCGTTCGTATCAAGTAGAAGCAGTCTCAAGCATCTACAGCTACTTCGGAAGCAAGGCGGGCAATCCCGTCGTCGCGATGCCCACTGGCACAGGCAAGAGCGTCGTGATTGCGATGTTCCTGGAGTCGGTGTTCAAGTATTACCCGAACCAGCGGGTGATGATCCTTACTCACGTCAAGGAGCTGATTCAACAGAACTATGAGAAGCTGATGGGCTTGTGGGCGTTCGCGCCCGCTGGTGTGTATAGCGCAGGCCTGAACCGACGGGACGTGCATGCGCCCATCACCTTTGCGGGTATCGGTTCGGTCGCCAAGAAGTGGGCCATGTTTGGCCATGTGGATCTTGTCATCATTGACGAAGCGCACCTCGTAAGCCCCAGCGAGGCGACCATGTATCAGACGTTCCTGTCGGGCCTCATAAGCATCAACCCGAACTTGAAGGTGATCGGTTTGACTGCTACCCCGTGGCGGCTTGGGCACGGGAAGCTGACAGACCCTGTGAAGAACGATAAGGGCGAAGAAGTTCCAGGCCTATTCACGGACATCTGTTTCGACATCACAGGCATCGAGGCATTCAACCGGCTCATCGCTGAGGGCTTCCTTGCGCCGCTGGTGCCCAAGAGCACTGTGACGAAGTTGGAAGTGGATGGCGTTCATATGCGCGGCGGCGAGTTCATAGCGAGCGAGCTGCAAACTGCTGTCGATAAAATGGACATCACAGTCGCAGCAGTCAAGGAGGCGCTGGAGCTAGGCTGGAACCGGAATCACTGGCTGGTGTTCGCTGCCGGTGTGGAACATGCTATCCACACCGCTGAGATCATGAACGACATGGGGATTCCGACTGTCGCGATTCACTCCAAGATGGGTGACAAGGAACGCGACAATGCGATCAGAGACTTCAAGGCTGGGAAGTACCGTGCGGCAGTGAATAACAACGTGCTGACCACAGGGTTCGACTTCCCAGCCATTGACCTGATCCTCTGTCTGAGGCCTACCGCGTCAGCTGTGCTATGGGTGCAGATGCTTGGCCGTGGTACGCGCCCAAGCCCTTGGACAGGGAAGGAGAATTGCCTGGTGCTCGACTTTGCGAACAACACGCGCAGGCTCGGGCCGATCAATGACCCTGTGGTTCCTCGTCGTAAGGGTGAAAAGGGAGGCGATGCACCTGTCAAGGAATGCCCGTGCTGCCGCACATGGGTTCATGCCAGCCTGCGCTGGTGTAATGGCCTGATGCTTGACGGTTCGAACTGCACATACGAATTCAAGTTCCAGACCAAGCTGAAGCAGGGGGCCAGCACCGCGGAGCTGATCAAGGGTGACATGCCCGTCGTTGAAGTGTTCAAGGTGGATCACATCACCTATATCGAGCACAAGAAGGACGGCAGGCCCCCGATGATGAAGGCCACCTACTATTGCGGGTATCGGATGTTCGAAGAGTTCGTCTGTGTCGAGCATACGAACTATGCAGGCAAGAAGGCGCGTGACTGGTGGCGTGCCCGTAGTGACGAACCAATGCCCAGCACCACAGCGGAAGCGCTGGAGCGTGCTGACAGGGTACGCACGCCCACGCACTTGAGAGTCTGGATCAACAAGAAGTATCCGGAAATCCTTGCGACGTGCTTTGATGGCACCGCGTTCGGCACTCAG